AGAAAGACGTAGATTAGCAGAAAGCTCAAGATCAAATAAATGCGAAACAACAATAAGAACAAAGAAAGTATATAATCCTATATCCCATAGTATGCCTTTTAGAACAATGAATGAACATAATCCACCTGTATGTACAACATTGGGACGACGGCAAAATTATAAAGAATATGAAAGTAATAAATATACAACAATAACTGAATCAATTGATACTGATATAGGATCTATAATGCCTAAGTTTCAATACAATGAATATGTAGAAGTTCCTGATAATATATAAACCTTATATCATATAAGTAATAAAATGCTTATTAAAACATTAATAACTGCAAGTATATTAAGTGCAAATACGTTTTATCCTTTAACAAGGATAGGTAATCCTAAAAGTAATTTAAGTTTTAGAAAGAATGTTGTTTTATACGATAGGTGTTTATTTTATAATAATTCTTGTGTTTTACCAATTAATGAAATTTATCCTGATTTACAAAGATATAATAATTTATTTATTGATGATATCAATATGGGGGTAGACAATGCTATGGATAAATTATTATATTTAAATAATTCAACTAATTATAAAGTAAAAAAGCTACATAGTAATACGGTAACTGTTAATTTAAATTCAGATAACCTTAGTGATATTACAATAATATTAACACCTTTACATTGTGCATTATCACGAGTATTTATTTTTAATAATTTACCAAATTATAAAAAAACACTGTTATATTATAATATAAGATTTATAATCAATAAGATTAAATATTAAATATTTTACGGACTAGCAAAGATCATATACATACTAAAACTTACACCAGATACAATACTAACAAATTCACTTACATCTCTAATTATTTTACGGTTAGTATAAATAAGACCAGAAGCGATTTGTGCAGAATAAATAATTGGTTCTGATATCTTTTTCATATCAACCACTTCATTTACTTTGTTAGCTACCGAAAATAGATAGCTATCATCGCAATTATTACCACCAATACTATAATATGCAAGTGATTTTTGATTATTACATTTATTACACGTAGTAGAACCTTCAATAGTATTGAAAGTTCCAATATTACACTCAATACATTTATTATTTTTTTCGTAGCTTCCAATAGGACATTTGAAGCAATTATTATTTTTGATAATAGAACCAATAGGACAAGTCAAGCATTTATTGTCAAAGTTTTCATTAGGCATATATTCTTTATTTTCGATATTACACTTAATACAACTATTACCATATGTAGCATAAGGATTATTACCAATAATAGTTCCTTTAGGACAAAACTTCGTATCAATTAAAGTTTTTTCATTACCTTTAATACACAAATTACTACCTTCATTCGATGAAAAGCCTTCAGGACAATGCAAACACGTTGAATTATTCTTTGTTCTATAATGATTGACAGGACATTTAGTGCATACAATGTCATCAATAGAATTATCATAATCAAAAACATACCCTGTATTACAGTTTTTGATTGTGATAAGACCATTTAATTTGTCAGTTAATTCATTATACTTATTAATAGCTTCATCACGTTCATTTTGAATACGAATTTTACAACTACAACTACTACCTCTATTCATACGTATCATTCTAGCATTTGAGGTATGAATAATAATTACGAAGATAACGAGTTTCTTGGAGAACATTTTAATTTTAAATTTATTTAATATCATTTTTTAATATTTTTTTACAAATAAATGCAAAATAAACTGAAAACAATAGTAGTTCCTACCGATAATAAAAAAGTAATTAGTATAATTTATAAAATAAAATGTGGATTTAGCAATGAAACTAAAGGTATAAATAATTATACGCATTTGTTGGAACATTTAATAGCTTCATTTCTTAATACAAAACAATGTTCAATGGAAGAAATACGAAAATATACTGAAAATAAAATACTAAGAACAAATGCATATACTGATGATAATGAAGTATGTTTTTGGATTGAATGTTATTATAAAGATGTTGATTTTTACATTGATTTAATGGCAAGATCTTTATTTAATTTATGTATTACTACTGAAAGTCTAGATATGGCTAAAAAGAATGTAATAAAAGAGTTGGAACAAAATGAGGATGTATATTTAATGAATGATATAAATACGTATTTTTATAAACGAAAGAAAGTAAGTTATAAATATGGTATTGAGGATGTAAAAAATGCAACATTAGATATGATAGAATTATTTTATAAAAAAGTGTTATGTAAAGAGATTATAGTTGGTGTAGCGTGTTATTCTAAATATGTAAATAATATTAAATCTTTAATTACTAAGCATTTTGATAGACCTATTAATTTAATTAAAGACGATCTATGTATTTCGTTTAAAGGGCATTTTCCAAAAAAACATAAGATCATAAAGCATTTTAAACCAATTAAATCACTTGAAGTAGTTATAATAATACCAATAAAATTAAAAGAAGATACAAAAGAATATTATGGATTAAGGATAGCATTAAAATATTTATTTTGTTTTGATCACGGTGAGATGTATGATATACTTAGAAATAAGCATAAATTAATATACGGTATAAAGTATAGTATAATTACGGATGATATGGATGATAATAAAACGTATGTTATGATTAAATCTAATTGTAATAAAAAAGATTTAAAAGAGTTTTTAAGATTATTTTATGAAGTATTTAATAATTATATGATATCACAAGATATGTTTAATTATTATAGACAAAGAATAATATTTAAAACGGATTATAATTATATGAATGAATTAGATTCTTATTTAAATTATTATATGGATTGTATATTTTTTAATAGAAAAATAATTAAGAATATTAGTAAATATATTAATTCTATAAAATATACGGAGTGTATTAAGATCTTAAAGGAATTTAAAACTAAAAAACATTTAGTATTTTTATATAATAAAGGTTATAAAAAACAACTAGATTAAATGTTATACAGATTACTATAATGTAGCTAGAATATTGATAATGGCGGATACTCTCCTGTTATTAAAAAATGATTAATATCAAATTATAATTATATGGAGCATTTATATAAATCAATTGAAATTAAAAATTATTTAATTTGTTTTTTTCCATTGCCTGATTTGGCAATAGAACTAATAATAAAAAACTTGAAATTAGCAATAGATCTTAATGGATATACAAATGAAATGTTAAAAAAATATATATTAAATAATTTTAAAGTAAGGGATGAATTGAATGAATATCTTCGTAAGAAGAATGGAAAATATCGTAGTTCTTTAGGATTATTAAAGAAATTTCATTTAATTCATTTAATTCAACATTTTAACATAGATATACCATTAAAACCATATGCTATAGATTTTATAAAACAATTTCAAAATAATATTAATATAACAACTGAAAATAATATAATCACAATAAAAGTTGATGATAAAGTTATTGAATTAAAACCAAATACATTAATAAACTTAAATGTGCTGGTAAAAGATAATTTATATTTATATTATAAAGAAATACATAAAAATAAAATATATAATTACATATTAGTTTCTAAAAGATCTCATACTTTAAGTGTTATTTGTAATGTTAAATCAGGTCCTGATATAACTAAGATTGCGTTATTATATTATTATACAACTATTATAAATACTAAAATGAATAATTTATTAGATGAATTATATATTGAAATAAAAAAAATATTCTTATCAATGTATGATAGATGTTATGCATTAAAACAAGTTGATGTTAATAGCGGTATTACTATTTCACATAATGAATTACAGCATATTAGAAATAGTTTATTTGATTGATTATAATAAATATGAAATTATCGATAGCATCTAAAATGATATTACGTAAATCTCCATTATTACCATTTTTATATACAAACTTTATATTAAACAGCACATTAGAGCATATATTACCAATTTCTTATATGCGACATCATATTCACGCAAGGGATATTCATAATATTTATTCAACAACCGATAAAATGAATCAATTGAGATGTAATTATGAATATGGTGTATTATCGAAAAGTTGTTATAAATATGAAGGTAATATAATATGTAAAAAGAATAAAATATTTTATCCAAGAGAAAAAGATCGTGGTATAATAGCTAGATCCTTGTTATATATGAGAGATAAATATAATTATACTAATTTTGGAGATATGACATTATATGAAGAATGGAATAAATTATATAAACCAACAAAAAAGGAAATAATACATAATGAAATTGGATATCTAATTCAAGGAAATTTAAATAAATATATTTCAAATTATACATATAAAAATGATAATATAAATTAAATAAATTAAATGCCATTAAGAGACGAAATTGATATTGATAGTGTAGTTTTTAAAACATTATTAGTTGATATAATAACCGAAGATCCTAGGCTTAAAAAACAATATAAATATACGGGAGAAGTAAATGTTGATAATAAACCGAATGGTTATGGTGTTGGTATATTTCCAAGTTTTAAGTATTGTGGTTTATGGTCAAATGGTATACAGAATGGTGAGGGTATAAAGTATTGTTCGCAAAGCAATAATACATATAATATAAAATACATTGGTATGTTTAGAGGACCTTCTATACAAGGAAAGGGAACAATATATGTAAATAATAATTTATATTATAGTGGTAATTTTGTGGATAATAAATATGAAGGATATGGAGAAATATATACAAATACCGAAAAAGTAAGATTTAAAGGTAATTTTAAATTAGGTTTGCGAGAAGGCAAAGGTTTCTTGTATGATAATGATAATTTGGTATATGAAGGTGAATTTAAGAATGATAAAAGATCAGGAATAGGAAAATCATATGATACAAGATTTTGCAAAATAAATCCAAAATATTCGGGTGAATGGGATAATGATATGTATAATGGCAAAGGTTTGTTGTATTATGCGCAATGTAATTACTATTCGGGAATGTTTGTTAATAACAAACGTGAAGGTTATGGAAAATCGTATTCGAATAATGAAACTTATGATGGTTATTTTAAAAACGATAAAAGAAATGGTAAAGGAGTATTAACTGTATTTATAAGTAAAAAATGTAATCGTATTGTTAGAACATATGAAGCCGAATTTAAAGATGGTATTTTAACGGGTTATGGAAAATGTAGTTATAAAAATGGTGATACATATGAAGGTAATTATGTAAATGCTAAAAAAGAAGGTTTTGGTATATATTTTTGTTATAAGACAAATACAAGATATGAAGGTAATTGGAAAGATGATCTAAAAGATGGTAATATTTTAATAACAGATGATAATGGAAATACATATAAATCTATTTGGAAAAATGGAAAACAAACTAATAAAAAACGTTATGAAAAGGAATACGTAGATGATGAGCTACCGATAAAAAAAGTAAGAAAAGAGATACCGGTAGAATATAAATGTCCAATTTCGTTATCTATTATGATGAATCCAGTAATAGCAAGTGATGGTAATACATATGAATTAAGTAGTTTGGAGGATTTATATAAGAAGTTTGAAGATGCTACAAGTCCATTAACACGTGAAAAATTAGATAAATCTGTATTAATTCCAAATAAAAATATAAAAAAATTGATACAAGATATGCTTGCGGATGATCCACTAGTATTGCATATGTAAAAAAAATGATTTAACATATAAATATAATTAAAATGGAAACTTTTATAATTGGTAAGTTTAGATTTAGGCAAAATTTGGCTTGTTTTGATTATGACGGAACAATAATAAAACCGAAAGGTAAAAATAACGTAGTGCCAAAAGATATTGATGATTGGATATGGTTGCGTGATAATGTGCCAGAAATATTAAAAAAGCTATACAATAATAAATATGCAATTGTAATATTTACGAATCAAAGTAAAAAATGGAAAAAAGATCAAATAATAAATGTATTATCATTGTTAGATATACCTATAATGGTAAATATAGCATTTGAGAAAGAATATTATAAACCAAATCCAAAATTATTTATAGAAAATATAAAAAAAAAATGGAAATTGGATAAATCTTTTTATTGTGGAGATGCTTTAGGGCGTAATGGTGATTGGTCTAATGTAGATCTATTATTTGGTAATAATATAGGTATAAAAGTAATAGAACCTGAAACAATATTTCCAATTGAAACAAAAGAAATAGATGTAGCAAATCTACCTGTATTACATAATGAAATGGTAATAATGATCGGATTTCCGGGTAGTGGAAAATCAACATTTGTAAAGAATAATTTTAGTAATTATACAATATTGAGTGGTGATGAATTAAAAACAGAAGCAAAGATTATTAAAGAAATAAATAAAAATATAGGTGAAAATTCAATTGTTATAGATGCTACAAATCCAACTAAGGATAAACGTAAGAAATTTATAGATATAGCAAATAGTTATAATATACCTGTAAGATGTATATATATGAATGTATCTAAAGAACAAGCATTATTACAAAACAATAAAAGATATAAACCAGTTCCTGCTATAGTTTTTAATATATTTAATAAAAGATTCGAATATCCAACAGAAGATGAAGGATGTTCAGTAGTAGTAATTTAACTATAAGTCCCTGTTTTTATATTGTATCTAAGTAATTGTCCATCACACCACTTGTATCGGTAGTTGTTTTCATTTCTTTTGTATGTAGGTTTTTTTATATTTGTTTTTTTAAGATTTGGTGCTCTTGGAGTAATCTCGATACCCAGTTCTTTAACTTTATCCCAATTAACTTTACTAGACGTCATTTGTATATATTACTTTTTCTTTATATCATTTTTATCGTAATAATGATAAAAAATATACAATTTTATTTGAAACTATTAAATAAAATGTATAATTGTCATAAGACCCAAAGTTATTAAAATGCTATGAAAGATAACACGTTTGTCAAGAAAACGAAAGAACTAACAAAATAATTATTCACAGTTGTAAGATCCTAAAGTAAAGATGAAAGGAACACAATAAAAATAATTTTATATTTAACACCATTGTAAAAGAATGTTAATAGTTAAAAATGATGTAAATTTAACATAAGTATTAATGTCACCTAAACCAAATACAATTGTTTTTGGACCATTTGAAACACATAAAACTGCATTTTTAACTGCTTATTTACTTAATTTAGATGAAGATATTACTTATTGTGCTTTAAACTATACAAAATTAGGAAAAGAGGAAACACAAAAAGCAACACCTGAATTGGTTGGTTTTAAAGATATTGAAAATAAAAAGGGTATATTGGTATTTGATGCGGATGTGTTAAAGAATCGTATGAATCCTAATACAGATACAAAAGATAAATATGCTTGTATTTATCGTTTTGATACAAATATATTTGAAGCTTCTATTATGGATGAAATTATTAACAAACAAATGAATAATATTATAGATATTTCTAAAACAGCGGAAGATATAAAACAATTTATTAAATTGTTTATTATCAGTTCAATACCTACACTAATAAATGATATTGATAGTGTTATTCAGGATTTTGATAAGTCTTATCAGTCCAATTACGATTAATAACTAATAAAAGATCACTTGCAACTTTTTTAAACTCTTCAATTGAATTTGTTTTATTTGCATCTTCTACAAACTTTTTAAGAATTTCAGTTTTATTATTACAAGGAACATAAGCATTTACCCTATCACAAATATCATTTGTAGCAAGCTTACGACCTTCCGTAGTATTTGTATATCTTGCAAAATTATTAATTGCTATACTAGTAGTAAGATAATTCCAGGTTACCATTTATTTACATTATTTACAATTATTTTATATACAAATAATAAAATGTATTATATTAACTAGTTATAACAACACAGCGATTCACATTTCGGTTCTTGACAGATTATCTTCATACTATTATTCCTTTTTGTTATTATAAGTTATTTTATCATAAATCATTTTCATTTTTATATTTAAAACTTTCGTTTTTTATGTGAAGGTTTACCTTTTTTAATATGAATACGAATAAAATGCATTCTTGTATGATATTTTCTAGTGCTTTTATAATTACATTTTGAACATATAAAAAATTTTGGAGTTTCTATTATAAATACTCTAGATAAATAATCATAATATTGATCTAATGTCATTTTAATTTTTTGCTTCATTTTAATAAAATCTTTTATATTCACTTTTCGGTTCTTGACAGATTATCTTTATACTATTATTTCTTTTTGTTCATATAACTATTTTATTTTTTAAATAAATATAATAAAAGCACTCATTTTATTTGCTTATTATATAAAAATGAGTTTATAATAGTTAATATTATAATGACTGATCCACGTGAAAATGTTAAAGAAATGTTTAAAAAACTTTTAAATCGTAAAATTAAACCAAAAGAGATCTTAAATATTGAAATTAGTATTTATAATTCTACAATTTCATATTGTAGAAATAAAAACATTACTTGTAATTGGGAAACTGATATATTTAGAAATATTTATTTACAAAAAGCTTTAAGTATTTATTCAAATCTTACAACATATAGTGTTCATTTAATTAATGATATTAAAACAAAAAAGATAAATGCAAATGATATTGCTTTTTTTAAACCACAAGAATTAAATCCAGAAAATTGGAAAGATCTAGTAGAAAAATACGAAGATAAACTTAAATCTGCATATGAAACTAGATTAGTATCTATGAGTGATAAAATTGTTTGTAGAAAATGTAAATCTCGTGAAATTGTATATTATGAATTTCAAAGTCGTAAAGCAGATGAAGGATCTAGTACAGCATATACTTGTTTATCTTGCAACTTTAAATGGAAAAAAAATTAGGATATATAAAAATGATATAAACCTTTTAGAACTAATTAAGTATTAATACAATGAGTTCTAGCACACTTAGAGGGTTTAAAGATGAAATTAATTTTAGTAAAATTAATATTTCTGGACTTCGTAAATTAGATAGTGGTGGTCAAATGGCTTATGTATCTTATGGAGAACAAAATAATCGCTTTATTATCCAAACTCCACTTATGAGTGTTCCATATGCTTTTGGAACTGGTTATAATAATGAAAGATCTGATTATCTTACTCTTTCTTTTGGAGATTATGAAAATGATAATAAATTGAATAAGTTTTGCGAAAATATGAAGAATATTGAAAAAACTGTAAATGAACACGTTATTAATAATGTTGAAACTTGGTTTCCTAATTTTTCTGGAAAATCTGATGCTGTTGTGGAACAATTGATCGGTGAAGCTTTTAATCCTTTTGTTAAACATAGCAAGGAAAACAAGTATCCTCCTACTATTAAAGTTAAGATTCCTTATGAAAATGATAAATATAATATTAAAATTGAAGATATGACAACTAATGAAGAATATGATTTTAATGAAATTAAAGATAAACTTAAAGGTGCTTATGTAAAAATATGTTTCCGTGTATCTGCAGTATATTTCATTAATAAACATTTTGGTGTATCTGCTAAAGCTTCTAAGATCAAGATCTCATTTCCTTCACAAGATGAAGATGATTTTCGTTCTGATAGTGAAGATGAAACAACTGTAGCAAAAAAGATGTCTTCAGCTGTTATTGAAGATGATGATATTGATGATGAAATCCGTAAAGAAGTATCTAAAAAAGAAACTCCTGCTAAAGAAACTATTGTTAAAGAAACTCCTGTTAAAGATAGTGAAGATGAAGATGATGATAGTGATGATCAAAAATCTAAAAAAACAAAAGATAGTGATGAAGATGATTCAGAAAACTCAGATGATTCTGAAGAACCAGTAAAACCAGTAATTAAGAAAGTTCCAGTTAAATCTAAGACTTCAAAGAAGAAATAATAATATAATAGCAAATATAATACTAATAACGATTCTACCAAAAATAGAATAGTTATTAGTATCAATACATTTAAATGTATTAATGTTATGAAAACCAAATAATAATTCAAATATTTTTATTATTGTTTCGGTTGTAAACGGTAAAGTTAAAATAAAAAATAATACAGTAGAAAATACCACTAATCTAATACGTTCGGTATCATTCATTTTATTATTATATATTATATTTCTAACCAATTTGGAGAATTATTGTGAAATATTTTAGAATTATCAGATAATGATTTAAATAATATAAATCCATAAGTGCTTGCATCATTATCTTCAAGCATTTCTAAAATCATTTCGCAAAATTTATAAATATAATCCGGATAGTCATCTACAAAATCAACGCAACACATATACGATGATCCTATTACATAAGAATGAAAACTATTTAATACACTAACAATAGTATAATAATCTAATGATATAAACCATCTTATGTCTGTATAATAACCTAATTTATCCAATCGTAATGATATATCTGTATAAGCATTTATTGTTGTTAGCCATTTATATTCTTCATCATCTAAATATATTTCTTTGATATAAATATAATGATATAATCTATCAATTACAGAATCATTAATTTTATTATTTGTATAAGGATTAATACATAAATTATTAGTTTTAATATGATATAAAAGATTTAAACTTTCAAATACATATACTTTACGTTCATCAATAATATAAAATGGATATTCTATTTCTTTGATATCATCAAATGTAAATAATTCTACAGGGTTTATAGGATCTCCAAGATTACTTCCTGATATTTTACTCATATAATTTTTCCATAATTTTTGAACTAATGTTATTTTTCTATTTGTTGCTTTTAAATTAAAAATAAAAGCATAATATTCTAATTTATTATAAATTAATTGTAATATTGTTTTACGTGAAAATTGTTTAACAGTAGATATTTTATATCCAAATCCTAAACATAAATATAATTTTGTTCTATTACGAAAAATAGTTGATAGAACATTACATCTATTATCAATATCAATATTGTTATTATACATATATATATATAAAGTAATAATATCCCTAAATTGTAATGGTTTATTATCATCTAATTGACACGCTAGTAAATATATAAATATAGGGTTTTTTATATGTATATGTTGAATACAATAATTACTTGATAAACAACTTTCATTTGAACAACGTTTTCCATTTGATTTAATATCTCTATAAATACATCTCATTATTTATTTAAAATTGTTATTAATATTTTATATAACTAAAATTGCTTGATAATGATTATTATTTATACGTAATAAATATATCGTATTGTCTTCAAAATTATAATCTAATTCAGGTAATGTTTGTATAACATTTATTTTAAATACTCCTTCTATAAATGCATCAATTAAGTCTTTATCATATTGATTTGCATATTTAATTGTATCACTTATATATTCTGCAATTATTTTTCTAAATTCAGTTAAGGATTTTGGTTTATTTTTTAATTCTTTAATTTGCCACGTTCCATCTATATATGTTCTGTAAGTGTCCATTGGTAAATCTTTTAAATTGGCATAAGTATTTTTAGATTGATTTTTATCATTTCCTTTGTTTGTTTTGGTTGCTAATGTATCAGTTCTTAACCACTTTACAAATTCTTCTTCTGTTATTGTTTCTTTTAATCCTGATCTTAAATTAAAACATTTTATAAATTTCATAATATTTCTTTTATGTTTTAAAACTACATAAATAGCACGATAAAAACAACTCCCATCACCATCAACATCAACTACTTTATATTTTTTATTATAACTTGGATCATATAATTTATCATTTGGATCTATTGTTATTGCAAAATTATCTTTGATTGCTGTTGGTGATTGGATTTGTTTAGATGGATCTTTAGGATCTTTAACTGGATCTTTAGATGGATCTTTAGGATCTTTAGATGGATCTTTAGGTGGTTCTTTAGGTGAATTAGATGGATCTTTAGATGGATCTTTAGCTGGTTCTTTAGCTGGTTCTTTAGATGGTTGTTTAGCTGGTTCTTTAGATGGATCTTTAGCTTGTTTAGATGGATCTTTAGCTGGTTCTTTAGATGGATCTTTAGCTGGTTCTTTAGATGGTTCTTTAAGATCTTTAGCTTGTTTATAATCTAACTTTGATTTAAATAAATCAAAATTAATTGGTATAAGTTGTTTTGAATCAACATAAGCATTGTAATCATAATATTTACCTTTATATTCTACACATTTTATATCATTTTTAGTAACAAGTTTTCCTTTAATATCTTGTGTTTTTTCATAGTTCATATGAGCCATATGTTTAATTTCGTCATCTATATTGGGTTTATAAGCTTCCAAGTTTTTATCTAAATTATAAGCCCATTTATAACAATCTAAACCATTTTTCTTAGCGTGAATATTACAATCAAATGCACTTTCTTTCATTAAACTTAATAACTTATCAATATTCTTTTGTTTTAATTCTGCTTTTTCAAATATAACTTCATCAGTAGTCTTAGATTTATGTTTCATTCTAAAAGTTTCATTAGTTTTTTGGCTTTCTGTGGCGGTAGTTAAATACAAATATGTTTTAACATACCGTTCTTCAGGTTCAAGTTTTGAATGACTATTATTACGAACTGCACGACCAATTACTTGTTTTAAAATTGTCATATTCCAATGTGGTTCTAACATTAAAACAGATCTAACACAGCTTAAACTTATACCTTCCGCACCACTTAATGTAATTATTAATATTTTGATCTTTTCACCTCTAATATTATCAGCACTATTAAATAACTTAATTTGTTTATCTGCTATATCTTTATCTAAATCATAAATCATATAATTATATTTATTATCTGGAATAGTAACTGTAGTATTAGATACTTCAACTTTACCAAATCCAAATAAATCCAAATATACAGATAACATACCAACACCTTCTAATGTTCTAAACTGAGAATACACTAATACTTTACCATTTGTGATATCAATATCTTTAATCATTTCCATATATTTAGCACTACAATCTTGTAATAAATTATTTCGTTCTTGTATATCTTCAATTTTACTAACCTTATTAATAAATTTCTGTTTAATATCTGCTAAATGTTTATCATAGTAATTTTCACCTTCATATTTAAGATCATCATCATATTCAGTTAACATTTTATTAAATTCAGCTGGAAAACTACGAATAATACCTTCAGGAAAACTAAAATTACTTACTGCTCTACTATATGTTTTATATACACTTGATTCATCTGCATTTTTCTTTATATTTTTCTTTAATTTACTTTTTTGTTCAATATTATCTTCAATTATTAGTTTTTCTAATAATCGTTCAAATTGTGGATTAGATAAATATGCATATTTAACAAGTAATCCAGATTCTTCGGGAAAACCAGTTTTATTTTTATCAACAAAACTTACTAAACCCATAATACGTCTTTTAAAAACATCAGTCCTAATATAATCACAATGAACGCCATTTATATAATTATAAAAATACTTTTTAAAGAGTTCTTCATTAGGTGGAAAAGCATAATCGGTAATAGTTTTAATTTTTGTATCACTTATTTTTCGTAAAATATCAGAAAGTTTCCATTCTTCATAATGAATATAATTATCTTTAGTTTTAACAAAGTTTTCAGGAAGAAATTGTATAATATTATTGTCAATAGTATCAATATATTTTTTATATTTTGTTAAATCAGTATTATTAGGAAGTTTATATGTTATAATAGGACCTCGCAATAAATTACATAAATGTAATATTTCATATGGATTATTAATTATAGGAGTTCCACTTAATAATAATATTTTACATTTTTTTGCATTCATTATATATTCATATAATGGTGCTGATAATTTACTTTTATTTGATACTGTTCTAATAAAAGTATGTGCTTCATCTATTACAACTAAACTATCACTAAATGCTGAATCAAATACATTAAACTCTTTTAATTTCAAAGTATCAATAAATAATAAACTTTTTGATTTAATTACTTTAATCATTGTTTCAATATTAACTTTATCATTTTCGTGTATATCGTTAGTTTCTAGTCCTTTAACTAAATTAGGCAATAAAACATATTTTTTTTTTATATTTTTATCTGTATAAAAATTACCAGTTGCATCTATACCAAACTTTGCTTTAATTTCTTTTAAACCTAATCCATAAACTCTTTTCCACGTTACCTTATGTAAATATTCAGTAAATTGTTTTATATTAATTTTACCTCTTAATTCAGCTACTTTAGTTTCAGTAAGCCCATTATAATGAATAAAATTAATTCTATTTAGTATTATTTTTTTTATACTTTTATCAATTTCAGTTTTTTCAGTTTCATTACAGTCTCTATATGTTTTACCTGTTTCTGATAATTGCGCATCACCTGTAGTAAAAGACCATTTTTTTATGTATTTATATTTTTTAAAATCACTATGTATTAATAATTCTTTAATATAGTTATTACGCAATGAAGCAGGTAATATTACATATATTTTTTTATTTGCTCTCAAATATTGATTTACTAATGTTATTGACGTTGCTGTTTTACCTGTTCCAAGTTCGTGATATAACAATAATCCTCTATAAGGACTATTAATATCCAAATATTTATCAATTAATATCTGATGTTCAAATGATTTACTTTGGTGTTTAATTTCTTCTATTTTATTAGGATGAAACTTATTTTGTATATAATCTATATATCCTACACGATTTGGTAAAACATAGTTTGTCATCTTACCTATTTTTAAGATAAATTATTTTTTTATATTTGATATAATTAAAATAATGTCAAAAAAAATTAGCTTTAAGTCAATTCCATCGCATAATAAAACAGTAGCAAGCACATATGCAAATCCAACTAAAGAACAATGCGAAGAAATCTATGATAATATTACAAAGGGATTACCTATTTTTAATCCACACACAGGCTACCAGCTTAATTATTATAGTCCTATTACGCAAAAAATACTTAGAACCTGTTATAAAACCCATAAAATGACAAAATTACCAGATGTTATTGATCCTAGAAATTTATTTGGTAATACAACACCTCCGCAATTATCATCTGCATCTTCACCATCACCTACGGCAAGATCACTATCACCACCAGGTGTGGCAATAAGATCACCACCAGGTGTGGTAGCAAATTTGAAAGCAAATTCATTTGGTGCTAAAACAAATAAAAAACCATCTTCACCTCCACAACCAGCTTCACCTCCAGGATCTCCACCTGCTGTAAGAAAACAATCTGCATCACTTTCATCATCACCATTACCTCCACCATCAACATCACCACCAGGATCTCCACCTGCTGTAAGAAAACAATCTGCATCACTTTCATCATCACCATTACCTCCACCATCAACATCACCACCAGGATCATCACCTGCAGCAAGAAAACAATCACCACCAAAACTAAAACTAAATTTTGAAGGTGTTTCTGATAAAACAGTTGATAAAAAAAAATATGCTAATTTAAGTTACATTGACTGCAATAGCTTTATCAAACAATGTAAAGATGTATTGGAAAAACAGGAACAAGAAAAAAGTAGTAAAGTAAATAGACAACAAATTATAAATCCAAAAACAAATCAAAAGATATATACTGACAGTCCAATTACAAAATATTTATTATATTCTTGTTATTATCATAACAATATAAAAGATGTTGAAGATGTTGCAGAAATAGACACATTATGTGATAAACCACCAGCTATTAAAAACAATTATAACGATATTCTTACTAAATGTAAAGATCTGAAATTAAATTATACAGAATCTAATTTGGATAATTTATTTGTAGAAACCGAACTTGACGTTAAATATTTACCTTATTTTAAAAACTATATTATATCTTGTAAACAAATTGAAAAAAAACAAACTATTGACTTTGATACAGTTTGCAAACATTTTGAAATTATATTCAATTTATTAAATGTTGGTAGTAAATCTACAATAGCTTTGTATGATGATAGATTTTTAGACGATTTAAGTAATGCTAATTATCCTTCTAACTTTATTGTTGATAATAAATTATCTACAACGAATAGCAATTTATATAATTATACCGATATAGTTTCAGAATATAATGCTATTCATATTATTGATAAATCAGCAATATTACAGAATTCCATATTTAATAGAATATATGTATTTTCCTATACACAACAAAACATAGAATTCTGTCCATATGGTAAATCACTTTTATCATTAAATGCATTAGATCGAATTTCAATAGTTATTAAAAATAGTAATAAAACTGTTCCTAAATATTTTGCACATTCATATCGAGATGATACTGAAACTAATAATAAACTTAACTATATTACTGCATTCCTAACTACATTTGCTACTGATTTTGTATCTAATATTGAAATAATTGAACCAGATTCAGCAAATAAAATAACTGAATTAGAACAAAAAATTCCTAATATAAAACGAAATGAATGTTATGATCTTGCAACATTATTATATCATAATGCGATATTTAATAATGATAACACAAATACACCTATTGTAGGTGTTTTTAATGGAACAGTAAATAGAAGTTCAGTAAATGCATTTCAATATTTATTTAAATTAGTAGATATTCAAACATATAATATAAATAGAGATAAGCTATATGAAATTGAACACAACTATAAAAACGGAGGAAGACAGCCATTAAGTAAAAATCTTAATTTAGAATTAAGTAATTTAATTCTTGATTCTAATTTTAACTTAAGTGATGCAGTTAAACACCGATTAATTACTATATTAACTAATATGCAAGCAACAGGCAAAAATAATGATTATAGTAAATCGCTATTTTTATTTCACGGAACTTCAAATAAATTAAATTCAAATTTATTAACTTCGTTTTTATCAACTTCTTTTAATGTTGATATAGCAATCCGTTATAGTAATAATAATTCTAATCCACATATGTATGTTTTTAGAATCAATGATAATATTATTAAATATATTAATTTTGCGGATGGATTACACCAAGTATTATTATTACCAGGAACAAAAATAATTGAACAATGTATATTAAAATATCATAAATACACTTTTATTATATGTGATCTTGAAATGACAAATGCAACTTATCTTTCAAATATTTTACATAATGTTAAAACATACAATAGTAGATATACTATTACCGAATATGGTCTTAATGTAAAAGATTACACAGATGATTATATTAAAATTGCTCAATATAGACACGATGATTTAATTGATTTTAAATATGGTAATGATACTATTAAGCTAACTAATGATAATAAATATTTAGCTTCTGAATTATTATATGAAGCTTCTTCGATTCATAATTTATTTTTAAATCTTAAATATACTATTCATCAATTAATTATTAATAATATATATAGTTATTTTATGGATGATAAAATTCTTGAGTATAATATAATATATTCTGATACAAAAATAACTACTACTAATAATATCTTAACGGGATGGAATTATAACAGTAGTTTAAAATCAACCCTTACAAACCCGAATTACAAATATGATTATGATTTCTTAATTATTGATTTATTGTGTAATAACTTTGATATAGCGAATAACTTAAGTTATTTATTAACAACTGATAATAAAGTTAAAAAAGTTTGGTTTAAAACAACTGGTATATTTAATGGTGTTGCTTGTCAAACTATTACCGAAACTGATAGTAAAGATATTGCTAAATTAAATGCTATATTTGAAAAAGATATAAATACTATTATTGAAACAAATATAATTTTTAACAATAATAAAACAGATATTACACCATTTGTAAATAAATATATAGATTTAATACAACAATTTAAAACAGACAATATTCTTGATAAAATTATTACTTCATTTGAATTTTTTATTAATAATGTTTTAAATATTCCACATACTAGTGACGAATATAAACAACTACAAATATTTATAGAGATTATTAAAAGATATTTTAATGCAAAAGTAGATTATATGTTATCCCTAAATAGAAATGATTTAATTACTACAATTCATAGTAAAATGTCATTAACAGGAGGAAAAGATAAAGAATTATCTCCAACTAGTCCTAAAATACCAAAGAAAGCTAAATCATCAAGTAAAAACCTTATTATGAATACTGATCCTACTACATTTGATGAAGAAGGTTATGAAATTACACCACAATATTATTCATCAACACATACAATTAGTTTATCATCACTCAAATCAATAAAAATCTTTAAAAAACTTAGAAATTAACAATATTCTTTTAAGTCTTTTAAGTTCAACTGAAAAATATTATACTTGATCACAAGACACAAATATAATACCTAAACCAATTAAAACTATTCCTATTATTCCTATATTACTAATATGAAATTGATTTGTATATATACTATAAATTAATAACAAAATTATTTCTAAAGCTACAAAACTTCTAAAATAAGCAGGATTAGGACATATTTTAATTATGTAATATGATAACAATATAACAATAAATACTACTATACTATATATATAATATTTTGGTTTATATAATTCATCTAAATTATTAGTATTATAATTAATAATATAATATATTAATGCTATAAAACCAATTAATATTGATGTAATAATTGGAAATAAAAACTTATCAGTTTTATCGGTTTTGTCCAGTTTTTGAAATAATATTAATCCTGAAGTTACTACACTTCTTAAGATCGCTAAAGGTATCCATATCATTTTATTTTACTTTGTTTTAATTCTTCCCTACATTCTTTTATTTTTTCTTTTATCTGTCTTAGGATACCTTTATCTCTTAATTCAGTTTGATTTAATTTGTCCATCAGTAAATGCGCTAATTCTGTTTTAAATGCCATTTATTTTTATAATTCATAATAATTTATTCTTCTTCTAATTCTCTCAATTCTTTATCCAATTCTTGAATAGCACCAACTAAATATGCAATTATCTTTGTTTCTGCTATAGTTTTATATTCATCTGTATTACTAACAATATTAGGTATTATTTGTTCAACTTCTTGTGCTATAAATCCTACATTATCTTTATTATTTTTAATCCATTTAAATCCAACAGGGTTAAGATCATTTACAACATCATAACAGTTTGTTAGAGTATTAATATTTTTTTTAAGATTTATATCAGAACTATGATATGTAGCAAACGCAGTAATATCATCTGCAACATTTAAATTACAATTAACATATAAATTAGATTCCATATCAAGGGTGGAAGGGTATTCGCTTTGATCGAAAGCATTATCTGGTGATGTTGGTTCATAGTGTTTTATAAAAAACTCGGGTAATACATTATGATTATTAAAATAACCAACACATGGTATTTTAAACTTAATATTTGCTGTTCTATTAATTTTATTTGGATCATCTTCTGGTGGTCCATATGTTCGAGAAGTATTACGATTTAAACTATCAGCAATAAAGCGATTTAATTGATTTGAATTCGAACTCTCAGTTACAGGATACCCAACAAAAACAATTTTAGGTTTATTAGGATCTGAAATATCAACATGATATTTAACTATAACTCTTGCTTTCGATTCTAACATAAATCTATATTGATTTTCAATTTGATCACTCATATTTTTTTAATCTATTACTTATATTTTTAATACTATCAACAATATACGGTATTAATTTATCTTGTTTTATAGTTTTTATTGTTTCCCCATTTAATCTAGTATCTCTAACAAACTCTGGTAATACTTCTTCTATTTCTTGTGCTATAAAACCGATAGATTCATTATTATTCTTTTTCCAATTAAAACTTACAGGTCGTAATTTATTTATTATTTCCAATCCATTTGTTATATTTTTAACATCTTTTTTTAATCTAATATCTGATGGAATACCAAGATCAAAAGCAGTAATATTTTCCTGAACATAAACATCTTTTTGCACCGAAAAATGTTTAGTAGTATCGCCAATTATTAAGCCATTTAATGCACCATCAGTATCATACCAATTATTAAAATATACAGATTTACTAATACTATTAATATTATTATCAGTATTAATTGCAATATTATAATAACCTATATTAGGTAAATGTGATTTTACGGTTAATGTTTTAGTCTCTCCTATATTTGTAATAAAATCAGTAAAATCATTATTAACACTACCTAAATAGTCTAAATTACAATCTGTTTGTATTAAAATACCATCTGTTAATTGCTCACTATCTTCTATAATATTATTATGATCTGCTGTGTTTTTCTTATAAAATACTTTAACTTTAAGATTACTACAATTATTTATTACGTTCATTTTTTATTTTTGTAATACGATTTTTTAAAGTTTTAATGGAATCTACCAAATATGGTATAAGTTTATTTTCCTTAATCATTTTATATTCACGTTCTTTTATAAGACCAGGGAAGATCTCCTCAAGTTCATTCGCAATAAAACCAATTTCGTATTCATCATTATGTTTCCAAGTAAAACTAACAGGTCTAAGTTTTTCTATGTTTTCTAATGAATTTTCAATTTTATAAATATCATACTTTAAATTACTATCTGATAAAAATTGCATAGTTGAATAAGCTGTTATATTACTTTGAACAATTAACTCACCAGCAATATACAAATTACTATAATATGTTATATTACTTGTTTCACCTAAATCATTAAAATCAAAATATCCTCTTTTATATATTTTTTCAGGATTATTAGTAACTTCTATACAATTGTCAGTATTAAAATTAGTAATAGCATCTACATCGGTAGAATGATAATTACAAGTTCTAAAGTTTTCAATTTCAATTAACATATCTTCTATATTAACACAAGCACTAATATCTACGATACAAGGGTGTTCATCATCATTAATATTTGTATAATTAACAGAAATATTACCGTTTATACCAAAACTATCAATAAGTTTATCAGTCATTTTTCTATTTCTTTAACAAAAAAAAGAATGATAACTGAGTTCAATAAAAATAGATTTTATAATAAATCTAATTTAATAGTATTTTCTACAGCTACAACACTAACCAATACTAATTTTTATTATAATTTTATATCATCAAATAAAACTGATATTAATATTCATAATTTAGATCTAAATAATATATATTTATCTATATATAACAATAAATATTTATATAAAAATTATGATTTCATCGGTATCTTTACAAAGGAATATGATCATCATACTATTTATGAACATTTAGATCATAATACAATCTATATTCATAAATCTAATTTGTATATAGTAATTAATAATAAAATATTACCATTAATACGAACAGATATTGAATTAATAATTAAAAGTTATAATGATTATTTTAATACTAATTATTCCATTAAATATTTAGATCGTATGCCATTTTCAATGTCAATTAATGTTATATATCCAATTAAAATATTTGAAGAATTATGTGGTTGGTTATCAGTATCTTACATTAATCTACATTATCAAATGGCAATATTTAATGCCTTTCTTGAAGTATTAAATATAGAATATTTAGATATTCAATATAACATAAGACAGTATGATAATATACCATCTTTAGATTATTTATATTTATCTGATGCGTTTGAAACAACCGAATATATTGAAAATATATCTACAGATGCTTTAAAAACAATAAAATACAATGGTATATTAATTGAACAAAAATATTGTAAGGATCGCTATTCTATTATTGTTGATAATAAAGAATATTATAATAATTTAGATCCATATGATCCAGTTCCAATATATTACAATAATAAATTACATATAGTTTTTAACGGATTAACTAAAAATAATAATTGTCATCGTAAAATGTATTTAACAGATCTTAATACTTTAATACCATTAAAATCAAATAAAATAATTGAAAAAAACTGGATACCTTTTATACATAATAGTAATTTATATTTTATAATATCTTTTAATCCTTTAACATATTATGATTATAATAATGATATTACAATAAATAAAAATATTAATTATAATTATTATCCAAAAGGTAATTTAATATTTCATAATGATATGTATATTGGTTTATGTTATCATAAAGAATATAAAAATAATATAAAATATCAAGGAACTTTTGTATATTTTATAGATCCTAATACATTAGATATTATTAAAATATCCAATCAATTACAATTTAAATATTGTAGTAATACACCTAATCCTACAATAAAATGCTTTGATCATAATGATTCATTAACAACATTAAACGATATTATAGTAAGTGTTAGTTCAACATTTTATAAAAAGAATTTATTATATTCTATAATGCCATTATATATTTATAAAAATAATAATGAAATTTTTATAATTGTTAATATTCAACATTGTTTATCATTTGTTTATAAATTAAACATAAAACCATTTTAATCTTTTTTTAAATGCAATATAACCAATTTCATAATCAGTATCAATTACAAAATCATTTATGTTTTCTAAACTATCAGTATCATTAGTTTGTTGGATATTATCTAAATTACTTAATGAACCCTTAGGTATTATTGCTCTATTTTCGTTTAAAACATTATATTTATAATAATGCTTATCTGTTATAAAATGTAAAGATTTATTAGAATGATCGTAATTAATAGAACTTATTTCACCATCAATTACTGGACTAGTAGTTAATTTTTTTAATGTAAATAAATTGTTTCTTGATTTTATATCTTCACAGTAATATATACTAGAAATACCTGATGCATATTCCGCAATATATAATGTATCTTGTTTATCAATAGTTATATTTGATATTGTTCCTCCAGTATAATTGTTACCAAATATATCACTACCATTATATATAAAGTTTAACATTTCTGTTCTAAAAATTGAATGTTCATATTGAACTAAAGTAATATTAGAATTTTTTTTATTAAAATGTATCATTCTATAATTATTTAAACTAGTATCAGTAGTATGTTTATTATTAAATAAATAAAATGAATTAATTTTATAATCAGTTTCGTCAGTACTTCGCACATCAATAGCATATACTTCACTCATATTGATAGAGGTTATATTAGTAATATTATTAATATTGATTTTATAAAAACCATCAACACCGGCTGATTGTCTTCCAATTATATAAGTATCTGCATCTCCATCACTATTTCCATAAATTGCTTTATAATCAATTAATGCTGAATATTCATCATCAGACACTTGGATATTATTACTAGTTATAGTAGTATGATCTGTATAAGTAAATCGTTGTATTTTAGTTACATTATTGCTAGTTCCAGTAATAATTAAATAATTACTAGAAAATGTAAATCCTTTAATATCAGTTATATTTGGACTATATGTTATACTTAAAGTATTATCAGTATTGACATCAAAATTATTAGATTCAGCACTTTGTTTAAAATAATAAGTATTATTATTACTATAACAATAAAATAAATTACCATTATAAAATGATATATTAATAAAATTAGATCCACTTGCTAAAATATTTGTGCTAGATGTAACAGCATCAATTGTTTCAGTTGCAGTTTCTGCATCCTCTTGAGGATCTATTCTCAAATCTATTTTATATATTCTATCAAGACTGGCAAAATATATTATTGCGGTGCTATTCGCCGAACAAGCATAATTATAAGAATTATGTGTAAATATATTTGTAATATTACTTGAAACATCTGTAATTTTTTGTATTTTTCTTCCTTTAATACTATCACTACTAATATTAACTCTTTTAATATATTTATTATTATCTACAAAAAATAGAAGAGAATTATTATCACTATTAATTATACTACGTGGTTGTTCTAAACGTGCATTTAAACCATTAAAATCATTAACATTACCTCTTTTTGAATCATCACCAACAACTACTGTGTTAAAAAAAGAACCATTATCCTGTGTTTTTATTTCATAAATAACACAATTATTAGTATGTGCTAGATATATAGTTCCATTTCCTAAAACGGTTATACTATTATTAATACCACAATAAACAGAAGATAAAAGAGCTAATATAATAAGTAATTTCATTTATTATTACATTGTAATAAAAATATTGTATTATTACGAGAAAAAACTTATTAAACGTTTTCGTATATTATAATATTAATATCTTGCTTTAAAGTAGTACCATTTTCAATTGTAATAGTTACACTATTAACAGATATTATTACAATTTCTCGTAAATATATTAAGTCAATAAAGTCATCTAAATCAATTGTTTCAGTTTCTGTAAAAACAATAATTAATTTACTTATTTTTCTATTGTCATTTAATCTAATTTGTGCATTAAGATCTATATAATTACAACGTAATTTTTTTATATTTATATTTTCTTTAATTGTAAGTGTTAGAGGATAAAGTAAAGGATTTTGATTACTAATAGTAATTAGTTTTTTAAGATTTTCATTATAATGAATTATACCATATTGAAATATTGTAATATCAATATTCCTTAAACTACTTAAATAATTACCATCATCCATATTAATTTTAATACCATTCTCAATTGTACCCTTAATGCCAAATGTTATGCTATTAATTGATGACATTGTGTCATTTGGAATATCAGTATTAATACCATTTTTAATAAAATAACGAAAATCTAAATCAACATAACTAGGTCCAATTTTATTAAAAACTTTATTTACATTAAGATATATTAAAATATCAGTATAACTGCTAAACCCATAGGGATCGTCAGTAACTTTCTCTGCAATACGTGTAGTGCCAATATTAATTTTATACAATACTTCTGTTTGTGGATTAGTATTATTAATAGGAAGATTCGCAATATCAGGTAAGTTTTTATTTTCACCGATAGGTGTACGTTTAGTTATTAAATCTACACGATTTCCTGTATTTTCAGGATAACATTGTGTATAATATAAATATGTATTATCATTCTTAATTTTAATAGAATCAATAGTATAATCAATATTTGCAACATAATTATCATAATATTCATATCTTTGCGATCGTATATTCCTATAATGACTCAAAGTTAAACTAATATTACATTGTTGTTCTATAAATGTTTCATAAGATGTATTAATATTTGTTTGATCATTAACATTAGATATAGTATTAGTAGTATCAATTATAAATTCATTATCTTTAGTATTTGCTACAGTGTAATATTTAGCACCACCATTATTAAAATAATCACTAAATCTAATTTGTTTATTGTTATAATTGTATTCAGGATAAATATAATCCGTATGAAACTTTTCATATAAATCTTTAAAACTTATAGGTTTTTTTTTTTTTAATAAAACTGGTAACCTAGGTTGTTTATAAAACTTTGCCACAGATAAACTATAATATAAAATATCACCATATTCTGTATTCATATATATATTTCCTTTCAAATCAACTGTGCATCCTGTAAATTTATTAGTTATAAATATAGGATCTTCGATATATGTAAAATTGTTATTATCAATATTATATATATATAATTTATCAGCATCATAAGGAACCATAATAAGATAACTAATATTGTTTAATTCCATAATAGTTCCACCTTTATAAAGTTCTTCATTAGAACTATAACTACCTATATTACAACTATAAGATCTAGTATTAGTTGCAGTATTATAAATACCAATATTATTAGTATTATATGGAATTAAATATAACATATTATTATGTTCTAACATCTTTGAATATGTTGGTATATTCGTATCATCATTGTGAAATGTAATAATATTATTATAATCAAATTTAAAACTTAAATCATTTTCTGTAATGACATATTTATATATATTATTACCATCTGAATCTAATAAATAAATATTAGTATTAATAATATATCCATCACTATACTGAATATTTGAATGGTCTAAGTAATTATCAGTATAATCAATTTTTTGAATATCATTATTTGCAATTTTATATAATAAAGAATGTCCTGCTTTTTCTTTAATGAAAAAGAGATATTGACTAATCTCTGTTTTCTTATAAAATAAAATAGTGCAAAATAAATTACTTGAAATACCACCACTTCCACTATCTAAATCAGATTTTATATTTTTTATTTCTGTTATATCAACGTTTTCAACATCAGTATCATCCGCAAAATTATAAACAACAATAGGATAATAATTACCACTATTACTTTCTATATATGGTGCTAAATATAATTTATTATCGACTATTATAGAAGTATTAAATCTACCTTTAATAGTATTGATATAGGTTCTTAATTCAGTTCTATTTGGATCAGTATTTTTATTAATATCAATAATTTTCAATAAAGGGATTGTGTTATCTAGTTCAAGTGCTAAAAGATATGTAAAATTATATGGAATGAAATAAACAGTATTATTTTCAATAGAATAAATATTATTAATAGATAACTTTTGTATTTTATTTGCTTCTAAAAAATCATTAGGATTAAAGTCAATATATTTAATTTCATTTGGACTTGGTTTATATATCTCAAATATTGTTTTACCATTTGTATCTTTAAACCTATTATTTTTTGTTGTAGTTCTAAAAATATCATTAGAATAATATCCAGTTTTATATAATACTTCTATTTCATTATTTGTTAAAGTTTCTTTAAAAATACAAAAGTTATCTAAATATCCATTATAGTTACTACCTATTTTAAAATCATTAAAATTATTAAAATTATTTGTTAAGTCTGTTAAGTCTGTTAAGTCTGTTAAGTCTGTAGCAACATTATTACTATAAATATTAATATCATTATTACCTATATTTAATACAATATGATCTAAACTATTAATTTTTATATAATGTATATCATTATTATTAATCTCAATATGTAAATTGGATACATTAGAATAATAACATTTTATATTATTAGTATTGTCTTTTTTATATTCAAATACTGTTCCATTTCCACTTATATTAGAAGTCCAAAATGCTATAGCAATTTTATCAGTAAAATTAATAGCTGAAATATTCTCAATATTTAATATAGTATTACCATTTAAGTTAAGATTACTATTTAAATGTAAAAATGCTAAATTAACATATTGTTCGCTAGAATCAGATATAACGCTTAAATCAAGATCAGGTAAATAAGGAGCATTACTAGTATTATTTTCAAAATTGTATAAAGCTACTAGTTTATTTTCAATATCTAAACGAATATCAATTTTTGGACGAAATTCAAATATGTTAGAAGTATTATCATCAATACTTTTTAATGAAAATAATACATTACCATATTTAACAACAGCAGAATATTCAATTTTATTACCTATTGAAATAGTTTCCATTGTATATATATCAGTTGTTGTATTACGATTAAATAAGTTTTTTGATATAATATCAAAATTAACCTCAGAATCAAGAACAGTGCCTTCACCTATATCAAAATCAATAATACCTAAATGTTCTTTTATATTTGAAATCATAAATATTTTTTTATGACTTTCATCTTCATATAAATGTGCATTAACGAACTTATATAATCCGTATAATTTATTATTAAACGATGAAATATCAATAATATTATGTAATTTATTTGTATAAATGCTAAATATAAAAATAAAATTGTATGCTTCTGGGATCATATATATATATCCCTGGTTTTCAATAGCTGATACAAAAAAAGATTTATATCGTAAATCAATTAAAAGTTTTTTATTTCTATTTTTTAATTCTATAAATTCTATAGTATCATTATTTTCTATATTTATTACTACCATTTCACTAATATTGTATGGAATTAAATATATTTT